TAGGACTCTTCTAAGGGCTTAAAGTTTAATAGCCCTAAGTTGAACTCGTTAAGTTTATTTACGTTGGACTCATCGTTAAATACACCACTATATGTGAGGTCTGCAAATCTTCTTACCTCTTCATAGTCTTGTGCTGCTGTAGATGTAACCCTGTTACCTAACGACAAATCATTCTTACCTATAGCATCTCTGATTGCGTAGCTCTCTACGCCATTACCAAACGCATAGCAGTTAAAGAAGTCTGTACGTATGACTGCTGATGCTCCTGTTGAAATATTTTGATTTAAAATATTACCTATATGTGAACCAACGGATAATGTTGTACTTATAACTTCTGCATCAGCAAATACAAGTGGTGGTGTTGATGGGCTTGTTACTATACTGCTACAAACCCCAACAAATTTTGATTGACCGTCTCCAACAATAGTACCATCATTAGGTACTATCACAGACTGAGGTAATCCGTTTATATCTATATAGTCAAACTGTATTGGGGTAGGTTCAGTTGCTGCAACCCTTAAAGTAAATTCACATATATCACTTTCTGTTACAATAGGAAATGACTCAGAGGACTCATACCACACATCAGGTAATGCGTCCTGCGGTTCAGTTTCGAATACTATTAAAGATGAACTTCTTACAACATCAATCCTTACCCTTAATGTAACTTTTACTTTTTTACCTGCTCCCGTAATCCCTTCTGAACTTTGCACAGTAAACAAGGTTCTTCCACCTGTTGGAATAATAGCACAAGATATAGTGTCATCACTGCAAGGCAATAACGAAGGAGATGATTGATAGTTAGGTCCCGTACAGTTTATTTCTATTGCTTGAGCTTCTAAAGCTACAGCTATATTCTGAGCTTCAAACCAATCTTGAAAATTTTGATAATCTTGATTAGCAGTAAAAGAAGCATCGACTTTCCACTCTACGTTTTCAACCCCTCCTCTACCCGGACGGGTATTTTCTATTAATATATTTATCCTTGAACCTTGAGGAAGGTCGTAAGGATTAAATGTAGTACCACCATCTGTACTGTAATCTACAGGATATGCTATTATTTCACAACCCCCTGTAGGAGCTCCACCTGTAACAGATAAAAGACCATAGTTTATTTGTGCAAAAGGGTCTCTTGTTGTGCTAAAATCATTTGCACGCATTTTCATATAAACTCCTTGAGGTACAACCTCATTCGAAGGCAGTGTTACAAAGTCTTCTTCTTGAGACTTTTTTTCTAATACGGTGGCATAAGCACACCTATCTAAGGCTCCACCTGCATCTGACTTAACCAATAATATATCTCCTTCGTCCACCTTCTGTGCATTCTGTCCTTCAAGTAAAAAGTAGTCGTATGATGTATTAGGCTCTCTAAAAAAGAAAGTTGAGTATACATTAAAGTAATCCTCCTTGTCTGCCTTGATACAAAACTTGTATCGTGTTGCCCAATCAGGAGCAATCTGTGCAGTAGGTATAGCTACAGATATATAGTTAGCTGTTGATGCATCAGAGCACGGGATGCCTATAGTATTATTAGGGCTCACCAATGCTGTAGTTGCCCGATTAAACTCGTCCATATATATAATACCAACCTCGTAGCTTCTATTACTGTGTAAACTTTTAGGGTCTCCTATTTCTTGATATATACCTTCTGAATTTATTATCTCATAGTACTCATAAGCATTATTTGCTATGATTGTTGGGTCTTGAAAATACATAGATGGAAGCTGAAACCCTATTGTAGTGGGGGTAGAAAATATAGCTATATCACCTTGTATTGGATTATTTGTTCCTATACCACTATTGTTTTTATTTAATGCATCCAAAGATGAAGGAATAATGCAGTTAAATACATCAGTAAAAGATGTCCCATTACAAGCACTTGGTACAGGCTCTACCGGTGAAAGATTCACATCACCTACAGCATTTTTAAAGTCTGTGCTATTTGCAAGGTCGCTCGCACTACTAAAGTCTTGGGGTAGTATATACTGAAAACTTATTGTTGTCGGTCCTGTTTGCTGTGTAGGTGTTACTGTTCCTGTAAAAACTCCGTTACCTTGAAAAGTTATACTAAACTCAAAAGATGCACCTGCAACTAATGCAAGTCCCTGTAAATCAAAGTCAACCCTACAGTCTTGAACAGAATAAGGAGATGGTCCTGTGCCGGGGTCAAAGAAGTATTGTCCATTTAATACAGTGTCCTCTACATTATTTAATCCCACATCCTCAGATACCTTACCAACAAAATACTCTAATTTTGTGTCTACATCATACTGCTCTAAGTAGTTGCCATAAAACAACCTGTTACCCATAATAGTCTGTGCCTTTGCAAGACGTGGTACGTTGTCATATAATCTTAATATCTCTGATGATGGCAGTACTGTATATATCTTACTATTGCTAAAACTGTAGTCATACGAGGTGTTATCTATAAGACCTAACTGTGCCTTATCCAACTTCTCAATTACCCTTATGATGCCGTTGGTCATATCCTTCCACAGCAAGTCTATACCTACCACCAAGGGTCCACCCGACATATAATCTATTCGAACCTGATTCGCTATGTTTAGCATACCCTCGTTTAGACCTGTATCAAAACCATACTCAAAAGGACCCGGCAAAAATGCAGGCTCTGAGAATTGTGATGTGGCTGAATACTCGCCATCAGCATACTCATACCTATACGCAAAGCATATGAACCTGTCCTCAATAAAGTTATTCTGAGATGCTGTAATCTGTGGTGTTATAGTAGGTGCATCTAAAGGTGGCTTCTTTATAACAAGCAGTGCCTCAGCCAAATTGACATCATCTACATTAGCAACAGGATTAGGATAGCTCCTATCTACGTTAACAAACCTCGGAGGGTTTATGTCGTCAGTAAAGAATAATAACTTCTCGTCTACAAGGTTTACGCCTGTTATAAGATACTGAGGGTTAAAGTTTAGTGTCGTGTTAACACCACCCCCATCGTCAATACTTATAACTATATAGGTTAATATATTTGTTTGTACATTAAGAGATACTATAAGGTCTAACTTTCCTGTTGGACTTGGTGTAAAGTTTGAGTCGTGAATGAACCAATACAACGTCTCGTTACCCCCGTCCTCATACGCACCAATACACCTTGCATTGGCACTCAATGCATCTCCATTATACTGCAGCTCAGTTAGTTGTGTGTTGCCCTTACTGTTCTCCACAGAACCAATCTCAGAGTCTTCAGTAGAACCTAAGCGTACATTTAAGGCATCAACATACTGACCATTGGGTAAAAGTCTCTCATCGATACTTTTGTTCATTACCCCCTTTATAAAATTTCTTTGCGTGTTAGCCATATTATTTTAGCCATTTATTTTGTCCTCTAAGATTCATTAATAATCTACCGGGATGTATATTACTTATTCTAATCTTTGCATTTCTTAAAAGAGAACTCTTTCTTTTTCTTGCTCTTGCAATCACATACTCTTGTACGTTTAGCTTTGAGCTTAGTATAGCGTACTCAATGTAAGCGTATATATAATCTTCAAACATCTTGTTCACACTAACCTCTGTATTGTCACCGTTCTCCATTCCATCGGATACGTACTCAAGCACAATACTCTCGTTAGCCATATCAGAACTAAAGTTTATAACGCCACCCTTCTTGTTTATACTGAACGTAGGATTTGCGTTAGCAGTCTCTGTATTTAAACCAAACCGAGCTCCTATAGCATAATCAAAATACCACATCCCATCACAACAGTAACCTTCGTATCCGTTAAATGGACTGTTAGCATTTAAGTATATAGACTTCTTGCCTCCTGTAATCCTATCCATATCTAAGTTAGAATGCTCAGGGCTTAAGGCGTTACCGTTCTCATCAAATAGAATCCTACAGTTATTGTCTTGTAGATACGCATCACTCCAATTAGTCTGAATGTTTTCAGTTAAAGGATATAACAATCCATTCTTATACATAGACACCCTTACCCAATTCACATAGTCAGGAGGTAATACGTATCGTAAGGTATTGCATACCGTTAGCTGTAATATTTTTATTTCTTTAAACGCATCATAGTTAAGCTCTTGTATACCACGCTTAGCGTGAAACAAAACCTTAAACCTCTCCTCATTATTTACCAATGAGTGATTACCTGCGTACATCAACATAAAGTTGTTTACTATATCATACAACGAGACATACTGATAAGAGCCCCAATTTGCATCTTCAGGAGTGTTACCATTATTTTCGTAATATTCATACTGTGAGATATAAGCCATAGTTTATTATTTTTCGTCTTGGTCTTCTTTTTGTTCTAATCCTTGTCCAAACTGAACTGCTGCCACCTCTCTGATTGACATCCCTGCGTACTGTAGTATCTTTAATACTAACGTAGGCTCGTCAGATATACTCAACTCAAAGTCTTGAAAGTCAGTTTGTGATTGGTCAAATGAAGGCTCTCCTCCAATTAACTCAACGTATGTCCACTTAGGGTCGTTAGGGTACCTAATGTATTGACATTGAACCGCACCTATAGTATTTATACTTGGGGGGAACAATGAAAGGTTAGGCTCCTGTTGTGTGTATGCAGGGAACATTGTTGACGGTGCAGTTAGCAAAGAGTTGTTTAACATAGTTATCTTGCTATGCGTAACCTTCTCTGCTTCGTTTAATACACTGTCATCGTATACCACATACCCCTCAGGGAAGTTTTGAAATATATCTGCAGGATTACCATTACCATCCGTTAATACAAGCGTATCTGTTCCGCTTAACGCCTGAACAAATGCTGTCTGATTTGTTGTGGTGTTACCTACAATATCACCTACATTAACACCTGCTGATACAAAGTCAATGGTGTTGTCTACTAAGTCACCTACCTGTAGTGATGTGTTGCTTCCACTTGCTAATAGTCGTGTGTATACTAATACCTTGTTTAATAGATAGTAGTCATCGTTTGTTGTTGTTTGACTTGGTGTAAAAAATTTATTAGATATGTTGTGTAATAAAAAATTGTCTACTGAGAATATATTTATTACCTCCTCATATCCTTTTGTTATATCTGCATAGCCTGTCCCTGAGGCTCTTGCATTCTCTTTGTTTATCTGATAGTTATACTGATAAAAATAATCTTCAAAAATATCTAACTGTGCCTGTTTAGCAAATAGGTTAAAGTCAGATGGAGAAATGTATCCGTAATTATTTTTATTTAGTATAGACAATACTGTGTTCCTAACCGAGTTTATCATCTGTAAATACTTTCATACAAAGATACACAAAAAAAAAGACCCCTTCATTTGAAGAGGTCTCATTGATATTGATTAAATATAACCTATGGAGTTATGTCCACTATAGTTACATTTGCAGGGTTAGGGGCAGGCGTCTGAAATGGGTCTATTGCAGGTACAGGAAAACAGTCAGCATTATTTAGAATGGCATTATCCCCAATTGCAACTGTAATAGAATTTTCAAGCCCTCCTGTATAGTAAATAATATTTACAGGATTAGCAGCAGCAGGACTAACAGTTATTTGATACTCACAGCTCGGGTCTCCCGGACCTGCGTCTCCACCACCTTCTTCAGCACTAACAGAGTCGATAGTAGTACCGAAAGGTATGCTAACAACAGATACCGCCTGTGTCCAAGGAGATTGAAATGCCTCTACCTGTGCACTATTAATGCTGTCAATAAGAGATTGAGACATATTTGTGCCCGCAAAAAAAACAGTAATTGTCCCGTTGGTAATAGCTAAAGCCTCAGGGCTACTAATATTCATAAAGCACCCGTCAACAATAGGGAATAATACCGTGCCGTTATTTGTAGTTTCGAATGATAAAAATTTACTCATAATAAAAAAAGTTTAAGTATTAATAAAAGACAAAGATACACAAAAAAAAGAGGGGTCGTTAAACCCCTCCTCATCCATTATAACCTTATGTCTATAATTGTTTCTCTAAAAACACTAACACATCTACGCCATCGTCAGACTTAAACCAATCAGCTAAATACTGAA